GATGCTGCGACACGGTGGATACAAGGAGTACAGTTGGGTGTGGCTTGACTCAGGCACGCTCTATCAGGAGAATCTGATGGACGAGCACTTGGCTGAGGTAGTGGCGGCCAAGCCTCATCGTGACCCAGATGTGCCGGACAAGCCCGAGTATCTGCGCACCCAGGTTCGCCTGCAGAAATGGGTGCGTGCTATGCGTGGCGTTCCAATCAACTGGGGCATCACCGCCCATGTAATGTCCACTGTCGATGAGGAAGACGGCGAGGTCCACTACATGCCGGCATTCCAAGGAGGGAGGGGTGCTCTCAGCAGCAAGTTGTGCGGGTACGTAGGTGTCGTTGGTCGCCTGAATGTTCGGGCGGTCACAATCACGAAGGAGGGGAAGAAGGTCAAGCGGACTCAACGGGTGTTACAGGTTCAGCCGCAAGGCAAGTTCTATGCCAAGGATGGCTTCAACTCCATGGGCAACGAGATTGTCCGGCCAACCATGGCCATGATGATGAAGCTCATCAGCGACAAAGAAGGAGCGAAGGAATGACCGCAATCAAGTATGACCTGTCAGGACAGGACCCAGACGAGTCGGTGAAGGTTGCCACTCGTGAGTCACCTCAGCCTGGCATGTACGTGTGCACCATCTTGGAGCTGAACCAGAAGGAAGCCAAGTCTGGAGCAGGTCCTCAGTTGGAGGTTGTTCTGGAGGTCACGGACGCTGACAAGGCAAAGAACAAGGTGTTTGCCGGCAGCCGTCTGTGGAGCTACGTCATGCTGCCGGGACACGACTCATGGGACGTCACCGCATGGAAGCTAGACCAGCTTCTGCAGGCTCTGGGTGTTGCGAGCAAGCGTAAGCGCAAGGGTGCGTTCGACCCGGACAAGCACGTCGGTGAAGAGGTTCTCGTTCAGGTGCGTGCCGGCAAGAACCAGAACAACGAGTACCGTGGTGAGGTCGGAGCCATCCTTCAGTACGATGAAGATGCATGGGAGTCCGGCGACGATGAAGATGATGAAGATGAAGAGTACAGTGAGGACACCGAGTACGAAGATGAGGATGAAGCTGATGAGGATGAAGACCCGCGTCAGTCCATGACCCTCGCTGCTCTGCGCAAGGAAGCCCGTGAGTTGGGCGTCGCCGTCAAGGGACTGGACCGTGACGAACTCATCGAAGCCATCGAAGAGGCCGAGTCAGAATCCGATGAGGATGAAGATGAAGAGCCCGTTGATGATGAGGACGATTCGGATGACGATGACGATGAGGATGAGGAAGAAGATGATGAGCCAGCCCCGAAGCCCAGAGCACGACGCAAGCCAGCGGCCAAGTCAACCACCAGAAAGTCTCCGGCCAAGCGAGCACCAGCCAAGCGACGCACCGCAGCCAAGAAGCGAGACGGCTTCCCGTTCGAAGACTGACCAATACATCGGGCACGTGAGTCTGGCCTGCTACCTGTGGTATCGTGAGCACCGTATCATGGACCGCAGATGGCAGAACGGATTGTGCTCATGGCTCTTCCAAGACAGCCCTCGAATGGAATCTGATATCGAGGAGTTCTACGCTGGGGAGGCGCGTGTGAACCCACGAGAGTACTTCAACAAGATGACGGAGTTCAAACGAGACATGTACAAGGACAGGCCGAGCTGAGATGGCGGCCAGCAAGCGAACGCAAGCCATACTCGAACCGTTTCTGATCGGCTCTGAACAGCCGAACGGAGACATTGACGCGCGCTGCCCTCTGCATAAAGACAACAAGCGGAGTGCGCGCATCAACTTCGAGAAGGGTATGTGGATCTGCTTTGCTGGCTGTGGCTCGGGCAGCTTGTCCAGCCTGTTGAAACGGATGCGTGTTGAAACGGATGGGGATCCTGAGCAAGCCAACACGCGGAAGGTCAAGCGACAGCGTCGGCTGGGGAGTAGACGAGTCGCGTCCATCAATCCGAAGGTTGTGCATCAGTGGCACTTGGCCCTCATGCAAAATGAGGACGTCAAGCATATGCTGTGGAGTATGCGCGGCATCAATGAGGACACGATGCAGAAGTTCGCCATTGGATGGGACCAGGCTGGACAAGCATTCTCTTTGCCCGTGTATCTTGACAACGGTGACTTGTTCAACGTCCGAATGTACCGACCCAATGCACCGTCAGACAAGAAGATCTGGTGGCTGCGTCGGAACTCATCTCAGGTGCCGCTGTATCCGGTGTCAGCTTTGCGCAAGGACAAGTGGGCAGTTCTGTGTGAGGGAGAGATGGACGCTCTTCTGGCCACTCAGAACGGCTTGCCCGCAGTGTCTGGCACGGCTGGCGCCGGAACGTGGCACGTGGACTGGTCTGAGTCGTTCCGTGACATGGACGTCTTCATTGCATATGACCGGGACTCGGCAGGTGAGAAGGGTGCACGCCAAGTCGCCGAACATCTGGAGCCATTCGCCAACTCGATCTACATCGTCACGATACCCATCAACAAGAAGGGAGCAGACGTCAGTGACTTCTTCCTTGAGGGGAAGGACCGAAGTGACTTCCTGAAGGTTCTCCGGAAGAGTCAGCGGTATCAGAAGCGTGTGCAAGACCCGACCAAGATGGAACCGATTGACGTGTCGGTGATGAACTCATTCGACAGCCAGAACGTCGGACGTGCTCAAAGCATGAACGTTCTCATCTCTGGTCGGTCCAAAGAACCATACACGCTACCGAAGGTTGTCACATCAAGTTGCACCATGGATGCTGGCCCCAAGTGTTCTGTTTGCCCGATGCTCGATAGAAAGGGTGAGCACACATTTGAGGTGTCACCGTCCAGCCAACATCTGCTTGCCATGTTGGATTCTCCAAAGTCTGCGGTCAATGATTCACTGCGTCAGGCTTGTGGGGCTGTGAAGTGTGACCGTCTTGTCCACGAGGTCAAGTCTCATCAGACGGTTGAGCAGTTGTATGTGAGACCATCATGGGATGAGACAAGTGGCGACTTCACACCCAGGCGTATCAACTCAGTCGGCAAGCATGACACTATGCCAAGCCAGGTTGTCCGTGTCACTGGCACGACATGGCCCGACCCCAAGGAACAGCACAACCAGTTCCTGGCTTGGGATGTGGCTGAGGCAGAGAACGCCATCGATGAGTTCAAGGTCACCCCTGATGTGGTCAGGGAGCTGAAGCAGTTCCGCCCCAAGGGTGTTCAGAGCCCACTTCAGAAGCTTGGGCACTTGGCCAAGGACCTTGAGCAGCACGTCACCCGTATCTATGGTCGGCTTGACCTTCACATGGCCATCGACCTGACGTTCATGAGCATCACATCCTTCCCGTTCCAAGGGAAGCTTGAGAGAAGGGGATGGCTTGATGTTCTGGTGGTGGGTGATACAAGAACTGGTAAGTCAGAAGTTGCACAGCGTATGGTCGAACACTATGGCGTGGGTCAGTTTGTCAACTGCGAGGCTGCGACGTTTGCAGGCATCATCGGCGGACTACAACAGATGGCTGACAGACAATGGGCAGTCACATGGGGTGTTGTCCCGATGTCTGACCGTCGTCTTGTCGTCTTGGATGAAGCCTCCGGACTGACTCCAGATCAGATTGCATCCATGTCTGACGTTCGGTCACGTGGAGTCATCAGGCTTCAGAAGATCCAGGCCGAGCAAGCATGGGCACGGACAAGGTTGGTCTGGCTCAGCAACCCACGAGATGAGAGCATGGACCGATACATGTACGGCATGCAGTCCATCCAGCCGCTCATCGGTAATCGGGAGGACATCGCTCGGTTCGACTTTGCCATGGCGCTGAATGCCCGAGACGTTGACCGTGACGCCATCTATCAGGCACCATCATCTGAGTTCCCGGACTATGAGTCGGAGTCATTCCACCGACGGGTGATGTGGGCATGGTCACGCGGAGAGAATGACGTTGAGTGGGATGACGGTGTTGAGGCTGACGTGTTGCGTGGTGCCGAATGGTTGGGCGACAAGTATGTCAGTGACCCGCCTCTTGTCCAGTCTGCCAACGCACACGTGAAACTAGCCCGTCTAGCTGTTGCGATGGCCTCATCCGTGTTCAGTACCGACAGCTCAGGCAAGCGTATCATCGTCAAGCGTGAACACGTGCGTGATGCACTCAAGCTGATTGACTACCTTTACAGCAAGGAGACTTTCGGATACGCTACCATGAGTGAACGAGCTCACAGCATGTCAGAACGTGCAAATGAGAACCTGGAGGAAGCCAAACGGTATCTGCTTGAGAACAGGATGATGATTGAGTTTCTGCATACGGGAGCAAGTACTGGTGCGTTC